CCAGCTGGAGATGTTTTTGCTTTCAATATTCCTGAAGATGGAATTTTATTTGAAAGTGGTATGACTACTTCTGCAATCGGTGCTAACGTTGAAGCGACTGTATTGATTGATAAGTAGGAGGTTAAATGGCTAACACTACCTCGGGAACAGCAACGTTTGATAAAACATTTGCTATCGATGAAATCATTGAAGAAGCATATGAAAGAATAGGTATGCAAGGAGTTTCTGGTTATCAATTAAAAAGCGCCAGAAGATCTTTAAATATAATGTTTCAAGAATGGGGAAATAGAGGTCTTCATTATTGGGAAGTTGCAAATAATAATATTACTTTAGTTGCTGATCAAGCAGTATACACAATGTTTAGATCTACAGGCGATGGAACCTCTGATGCAACAGCGGTGTATGGTGTAGATGATGTGTTAGAAGTTTCTTACAGAAACTCTAATATAGATTCACCTCTTACAAAAATAAATAGATCTCAATATCAATCATTATCTAATAAAACATCTACAGGGCAACCTACACAATATTTTGTTCAAAGATTTATTGATAAAGTTACAATAACTTTATACCTCACTCCTGGTTCTTCTGAAGCAGGTAAATTTATAAATTACTATTATGTAAAAAGAATACAAGATGTAGGTGATTATACAAATGCAACTGATGTACCTTATCGTTTTGTTCCTTGCATGGCATCTGGTTTAGCGTATTATCTTTCACAAAAATTTAAACCACAAATGGTTCAACAAATGAAACTATTATATGAAGATGAATTACAAAGAGCTTTAGCTGAAGACGGTTCTTCATCAAGCACATATATTAGTCCTAAAGTTTATTATCCGGAGTCATAATGGCAATATCTTCAGGTAAATATGCAAAATTTATTTCAGATAGATCAGGACTAGAATTTCCATATTCTGAAATGGTTATTGAATGGAATGGTTCTCGTGTGCATATTTCTGAGTTTGAAAAGAAACACCCACAGATTCAACCAAAAGCACACTCTGCAGATGCGCAAGGTTTATTAAATGCAAGACCTGCAAGAACAGAACCAGCAGTTGCAAGATTACTTACATTAAACCCTTTAAAAATAACAAATGGATCTCAAGTAGTAACGGTATTTGAAGAAAACCATGGTAGATCTACAAATGATGTGGTTAGATTTAGAAATGGTGAGGGTCAGCTAGGTATTTCAAGTTCAGATATTAATAATTCTTCTGGATTTACAATCACTAAAGTTGATGCTAATAATTATACATTTACAGCTAGCGGCACAGCTACGGCTACAGCTAGCATAGGAGGAGGAAGTATAACTGCAGGACCAGTTACACTAACAGCATAATGGCAGGATTTACTTACGATAATTTGGTAACTGAAATTAGAAACTATACAGAAGTAGATTCTAATGTGTTAACAGCGGCTATTGTTAATAGAATTATTGAAGATGCAGAATTTAAAATATTAAGAGATGTACCAATTGATGCTTATAAGAAACAAAAAACAGGTAATTTAGTTACTGGACAAACAACTATAAATGTTCCTGCGAAAACTTTATTTGTAAAAGGTGTCCAAGTTTATGAGTCTACATCAGCGACTACAGGAGCTAATACTTGGTTAGAAAAAAAAGATGAAACTTATTTACAAGAATATATTCCAGCTGAAACTTCAACAGGAACACCTAAATATTATGCTATGTTTGGTGGTGCTACAGGCGTCTCAGACACCACGTCAGGCCGTTTAATGCTAGCTCCGGCACCTAGTAGCACATTTAAATTTAAAATACATTATGAGGCTATCCCTGATGGATTATCTAGCTCAAATACAACGACTTATATAAGTCAGTATTTTCCAAATGGTCTATTATATGCCTGTTTAGTAGAGGCATATGGTTTTTTAAAAGGCCCAATGGATATGTTGACATTATATGAACAAAAGTATAAACAAGAGATACAGAAGTTTGCTGCAGAGCAAATTGGTAGACGTAAAAGAGACGACTACACGGACGGAACAGTTCGTATACCAGTCCCTTCACCGACACCGTAATAGGAGAATAAATTATGGCAATAACATCGGCAATATGCAACAGTTTTAAACAAGAAATTTTACAAGCTGAACATAACTTTACAGCGTCGTCTGGTAATACTTTTAATTTAGCTTTATATACAAGCTCAGCTTCTCTTGGTGCAAGCACAACTGCGTATACAACTTCTAATGAAGTTTCTGGATCTGGTTATACTGCAAAAGGAAATGCTCTTACAAGTGTAACTCCAACTTTAGATTCATCAACAGCCGTTTGTGATTTTGCAGATACGAGTTTTACTTCTGCCTCTTTTACAGCAAGAGGCTGTTTAATTTTTAATGACTCACATTCTTCAGATGCAGCAGTTTGTGTGATTGATTTTGGATCAGACAAAACTGTAACAAGTGGAACTTTTACAATTCAATTTCCAACAGCAGACGCTTCAAACGCAATAATTCGTATAGCATAAGGAGGCAATCCTTATGGCCAACACTTGGAATGAATCAGGCACAACCTGGGGGACTAATCGTTGGGGAACAACTGACGCAATAAGTTCTGGTTGGGGTGCTGACGCTTGGGGAACAGGCGGTTCATGGGGCCAAGCCACTGATGAAGTAGTACAAATTACAGGATTAGGATTAAGTTCTGCTGTAGGTTCAATAGAAGCCTTTAATGAAATTGGTTGGGGGCACGATGCTTGGGGGGAAGAAGGCTGGGGTAGAGCAAATGACTCTCATGTTAGTTTAGACGGTTTTGGATTACAATCAACATTAGGTAATAGCACTTGGGGTGCTAAAACTTATGGAAACAATGCTTGGGGCACATTTACCTTTGATATAGATCAATTATCACTTGGTATTACATCTCCTGGTACACTAACTTCATCTGTTGGTTCTCCAACAATGATTGGAAATGTTTCTGTATCTCCTACAGGTCAATCAGCTACAGCTTCACAAGGTTCACTAGATCCAAAAGATCAAGTGATGGGTCCAACAGGTCAATCAGCTACAGCCTCACAAGGTTCACTAACACCTGCAGATGTAATGGGTGTAAGTGGTTTAAGTTCTTCATTGTCTTTAGGTGATGTATCAACAAATTCAAATCCAATCATAGATATAACAGGAATTGCAATAACTTCTTCAATTGGAACAATTGATCCTGCGGATCAATCTATGGGTTTAACAGGAATTTCTGCAACGTTTTCTGTTGGTGCATTAGATCCTAAAGATCAAACAATGGGATTAACAGGACAATCTGTTACTGCTTCTGTAGCTGCATTTGGAACCGCTTCAGGCTTTGGAATTCAAGCATATTCTGATGTTGACACAGGTTCGAATTCTTCGTATACAGATGTTGCAACAGGATCAAATACAAGTTATACTGACGCTGCATAGGAGAAAAAAATATGGCATCAACATATACACCTTTAGGGGTAGAACTTCAGGCAACTGGTGAAAACGCAGGAACTTGGGGTACAAAAACTAATACAAATTTACAAATCATCGAGCAAATATCAGGTGGATATACTACTCAATCAATAGCAGGTGGTGCACAAACTACAGCTCTTTCAGTTTCTGATGGATCAACTGGTGCTGTGTTATCTCATAGAATGATTGAATTCACAGGAACTATTACAGGAAATCAAATTGTAACTATTCCAATCGATGTTCAAACTTTTTATTTTTTAAGAAATTCAACTTCTGGTTCTCACACAGTACAATTTAAATATGCATCGGGAAGCGGTGATTCATTTACTTTTGCAGCGGGAGACAAAGGTGATGCTCTTGTTTTTGCTACTGCGAATGATGGAACTAATCCAGATATAGATACTTTACCAGCTGGTGATGTAACACTTACTGGAACACAAACTTTAACAAACAAAACTTTAACCTCTCCTGCAATAGGAACTTCAATATTAGACACTAACGGAAATCAATTAGCTCTTTTAACAGCAACAAGTTCTGCTGTTAACGAAGTAACATTAGCCAATGCAGCAACAGGAAACAATCCTACGTTAACTGCATCAGGTGATGATACAAATATTGGTCTAGCTTTAAAAACAAAAGGAAGCGGAGTAATTCAAGCTGAGGACAGCGGTGGAAACGTGTCTGCAGTTAAGATAGCAGGTAAAGAAACTATTTGGGTTCCAGCTTCAGCGATGTATGGAGCAACAACAAACCCTGCTGATGCACAACAAGTTGAAACAACAGCAACAAGACCCGATATGAAAGTTTTAGATTTTGATAAAGACACAGATGAATTCGCACAATTTTCAATAGCTATGCCAAAATCATGGAATGAAGGAACACTGACTTATCAAGTATATTGGTCACCAGGATCTACAAATACAGGTGATTGTATTTTTGGACTACAAGCTGTTGCGTGTGCAGACAATGACACTATTGATGTTGCATACGGAACTGCGGTGAATGTTACAGACGCTGGAATAGGAACAGTTGAAGACCAACAGATTTCAGATGAAAGTGGAGCTGTTACGGTTGCAGGATCTCCTGCAGCAGGTGAATTAACATATTTCCAATTATTTAGAGATGCAAATGCTGGTGGAGATACTTTTACTGCTGATGCAAGAGTGCTTGGAGTTAAAATATTCTTTACTACTGACGCAGCTAACGATCTGTAAGGAATAGAGTATGAAAAAAATAGACACTCCTTTAACTGTAGAAGGTAAAGGACATAAGAATAGAAAATCATCTAGAGGTAAAATGTTTGGTTACCAAGTTTTAGGATTTGGAGCAGGAGGATCAGCTTTTAAACCTTTAGTAGCAACAGGTGGAACTGTAACCACTTGTGGTGCTTATAAAATTCACGTTTTTACAAGTCCAGGAACATTTTGTGTAAGTTGTGCGGGTGTCAATGCACAAGTTGATTATATTGTTCAAGCGGGCGGAGGAGGCGGCGGCCGTACTGGTGGCGCAGGAGCTGGGGGGTTAAGATTTACTTCAGTTAATTATTGTGCACCTGCTTGTACTTCTCCAAGATCAGGGACTGAAATAACTTTATGTGCACAAGCATATCCGATTACTATTGGTGGAGGTGGGACTGGAATACCGGCTAACCCTCCTGTTCCAGTGCCTTCTGGAAATAAACCAACTAAAGGAAGTGATTCAGTTTTTTCAACTATTACCTCTGCAGGTGGTGGAGCAGCTAACAATCCTCAATCAGGTTCGACTGGAACTAATACTAATGGCGGCTCTGGAGGTGGTGGAGTAAACGCTAATAATTTTAGTCCTGCAACATCTACTGATGGTTTAGGAAACGTACCACCAGTTAGTCCCCCACAAGGTTTTAACAGTCATGGAAACCCAGGTATTCCTTCTACACCAGAGGGACTTACATCTGCAGTAGATGGTGGCGGTGCAGGTGGTAACACAGCTAATTTAAGTGGTGATTCGGCTCCAAGAACAGGATCTGCAGGTTTAGGTTTTCCAACAGATATTATGAAATCTTGTGCAGGAGTCTCAAGTCCAAGTCCATCAGTAAGATTTATTGGCGGTGGCGGCGGTGGCGGTAGTCACCTTAATCCATCTACTTTTACAACAGCTCAACACGGTGGTGGAAATGGTGGAGGAGCAACACCTGGTCCAGGCGGTGCTGGAAATCCAGGATCTCCTGGCACTACTAATACTGGTGGTGGCGGCGGAGGCGGCGGCGCTGGAACAGGAAGATCAACTCAACCACCTCAAGGAGGAGGCGGTGGCGGCGGCTCAGGTATAGTAATAATAAGGTACAAAGCTTCATAGGAGATTATAGTTATGGCACATTTTGCAAAAATTAATGATGATAATGAGGTTCTTTCAATTCTCTATATTGATAATGAAAAAATTCAAAATAGTGAGGGTGTTGAAACTGAGTCTATAGGGCAACAATATTTACAAACACATAACAATTGGCCTGCTGAAAAATGGATTCAAACTTCTTACAACACAGAAAATAATACACACAGAGATGGAAAAACTCCGTTTAGAGGAAACTATGCAGGTATAGGTTATATTTGGGATTCAGAAAATAATATGTTTTTTGGACAAAAACCTTTTCCATCATGGGTAAAAAATACTTCAACTGCAAGTTGGGATCCACCTACAGCTGCACCAGATTTAACTGCAGAACAACAATCTCAAAACGAGGCTAACACTCACATGTGGACTTATGAGTGGGATGAAAATAATCAATCTTGGGTGTTAACAGACCTCGGTCCCGAAGTATTATAATTAGATATTGATTTTAATCTATAGATAAGTATATTCATTTTTAGAATGAAAAAGAAAGTATTGACTGAACAAGCAATTTATTATGGAACAGTGGAAATACCTAAAGGGTATGAAGTTGATCCTTTAGAAATGTGTCAAAATATTTTTAAATCTTTTTACAAAAATGATGATAGTGTTTTTTGTAAATCTTGGGGACAATTAAATACTTATATCACTGAGAATTTTAATTTAAGACATGGTTCTAAACTAATAAATAAAAAAACTTGGGGAGATGTTTTTTATCCTAATGAAAAATTTTCTACATTATCAAATGTAGATCCAATAGACTTACAAAATTCTCCAGATTTTACCTGTATTTATGGAATTAATACAGAGGATTGTATGGTAGAAATTTTTTATAATGATAATAGAAGAGCGGGAAAAAGTTACGAGATAAATTTAACTCCTAATATGTATGTAATATTTCCATCAACAAACGCTTACACTATACACAATAATCAACGAACTCGTTTAAATTTTATACAAACCATAACTTACGATTACTATTAAAACATGCAATTCAATAATTATTATTGGTATTTTAAATCAGCTGTGCCTGAAAAAATATGTGATGACATAATTAAATATGCATTAACTAAAAAAGAAACCATGGCAAAAACTGGTACTTATGGTGATAAAAAATTAACTGAAAATGAAATTAGAGATTTAAAAACAAAAAGAAACTCTGATTTAGTATGGTTAAGTGATTTGTGGATTTACAAAGAATTACATCCATACATACATAAAGCTAACAAAGATGCTGGATGGAATTTTGAATGGATTAGATCAGAGGCATGTCAATTTACAAAATATAAATTAAATCAATATTATGATTGGCATTGTGACAGTTGGGATAAACCCTATGAAAAAAAAGGACCTGAACAAGGCATGATAAGAAAACTTTCGATGACTTGTCAACTTACTGATGGATCTGAATATGAAGGCGGAGAATTAGAATTTGATTTTAGAAACTATGATCCAAATATGAGGGAAGAAGCTAAACATTTAAAACAAGCAAAAGAAATATTACCTAAAGGATCTATTATTGTATTTCCTTCATTTATTTGGCATAGAGTCAAACCTGTAACGAAAGGAGTAAGATACTCATTAGTAATGTGGAATCTTGGGTATCCATTTAAATAAAATGGAAAAAGTAGATTATTTTAAAACACCGATTTGGGTAGAAGAAAGACCAGAATATTTAAAATCTTTGATAAAACATTCTAATAAATATATTAAAGCAGCCAAAAAAATGGACTTTAATAAAGAATACATAAAAAAGTTTGGTGATTTTGGAGCATCATATCATTCAACGCCACTCACAGTAGATAATAATTTTTTAGATTTTAGAAAATATGTTGGTCAAAAATCTTGGGATTTTTTAAATGAACAGGGTTTTGATATGGAACAGTATTCTGTCATGTTTTCTGAAATGTGGGTGCAAGAATTTTCAAAAAAAGGTGGTGGTCACCACTCTGCACATATACATTGGAATCAGCATGTATCAGGTTTTTATTTTTTAAAATGTTCAGATAAAACTTCTTATCCAGTATTTCATGAACCAAGGACAGGAGCACGTGCAACTAAATTAAAAATGAGGCCTAGCGAAACAATACTTAATGGAAATGATTTAGTTCACTTTAGACCTAAACCTGGAAACTTAGTTATTTTTCCTGGTTATTTAGAGCATGAGTTTGTAGTAGATCACGGTATAGAACCGTTTAGATTTATTCATTGGAATATACAAGCTGTGCCAAAAGAAATGGCAAAAAAATTTTAATGGAAAGTAAATTAATTCACTTTAATAATGTTGGTTTTTTAGAACAAAAACTTCCAAAGGAAGCTTTAAATAGATTAAGAACTTACATTAAAGATAAAAGACAAAAGAATAATCACAGTTTAGCAGGTAATATAAAATCTTCATATGAATTAGTGGATAAAGATAATTGGTTCTTTGAAAAAATTTTGTCGTTTAGCATTCGTGATTTTGAAAAATACTGCTTAAAAGATGCTTTGGTTCCTAGCGTATTAACAAAAAGTTGTGTTTATGAACTAGGTCGATTTTGGGTAAACTTTCAAAAAAAATATGAGTTTAATCCTGTTCATGATCATAGTGGTATTTATTCTTTTGTAATATGGTTAGACATACCTGCAGATTATGAAAAAGAAAAAAAGTTATCTTTTTCTAGTCATTCTAATTCACCATACCCAAATACATTTCAATTTTTATACACTAATTCTCTTGGTAGAATAGCAACTCACCAATATCATTTATCTCCAAAAGACGAAGGGACAATGTTGCTTTTTTCTAGTAAAACTCAACATACCGTTTATCCTTTTTATACTTCAAATAAAACAAGGGTTAGTATTTCAGGTAATGTCTATTTAAACCCAGAAAAAATTTATGAGTTATAAGCATTGTTTTCAATATAATATTTTTGAGGAACAAATTAATATAACTCCCAAATTGTTAAAAGAAATAAAATCATATTCACTAATTAAAGATAAAACAAATAATAATAATTTTCTTAAAAAAGATAAAAAATTATTAAGTATAATTAGAAAAAATTTAAAAAATATATTTAAAAAACATAAATTAAATATCATAGATTGTTGGATTCAATTATATTTAAAAAATGATTATCATAGTATACACACACATTTTGCAACTCAAAAAGATTATTCTTTTGTATGGTTTATTGATGGAGATAAAAACTCCTCTCCTATTATATTTTATGAAATAGGTTATCCCTTAATTAATAATAACAGACAAATAAAATTTGATTTTAAGCCCGGCACACTATTAATATTTCCAGGTTTTATGCCACACGAAGTCCCTTTAAATAAAAGTAATAATAGATTAATTGTAAGTGGAAATGCAATATGAATTTTAAAAAATTAAAATATACTGTAATAAAAAAAGCTATATCCAAAGATTTAGCGATATATCTTTACAATTATTTTTTAATGAAAAAACAAGTCTACGACACTTGTATACAATATCGTTATTTAAGTCCTTTTGAAACTATAAATGGTTTTTACGAAGGTAAAGACGATCAAATACCAGACACATTTGCTATATACTCAGACGCAGCAATGGACACTTTAATGTTAAAGTGTCAACCAATAATGGAAAAAACAACAGGATTAAAGTTACAACCATCTTATACCTATGCTAGAATTTACAAAAAAGGTGACATATTAAAAAGACACAAAGATAGATTTAGTTGTGAAATATCAACTACTCTTAATTTAGGTGGAGACGATTGGCCAATATATTTAAGTCCTTATGAAAACGTTGGAATACCTGAATGGGTAGAAGGCGGTAAAAAAGGAATTAACACAGTGTCTAAAGCAAAAGGAGTTAAAATTAATTTAGAACCTGGAGATATGCTAATTTATAAAGGTAATGAATTAGAACATTGGAGAGAAAAATTTACAAAAGAAATTTGTGGTCAGGTTTTTTTACATTACAATAATGTAAAAACTAAAGGTTCAAGATTTAATATTTTTGATGAGAAGAAGCATTTAGGACTACCTGATTGGTTTAAAGGAAAAAAATGAAAATTATAGATAACTTCCTACCTGAAGAAGAATTAAAGGAACTACAAAATATAATGATGGGACCTAATTTTCCATGGTTCTATAATAATTCAGTAGCATTTAACAAGGTTCTTAATGATCCCTTCGAATATTATTTTACACACAATTTTTTTACGGATGTTTTACAAAGCAGACATAATCATATTATTGAAAGAATAATATTATCAAAATTTAAATGGTTTTCTATTAAAAGAATTAAAGGAAATTTATATCCAGCAACAAATAAAAAAGTAACATATGAATATCACACAGACTATAAATTTAAACATAAAGGCCTGATATTTTCTTTAAATACTTGTAACGGATGTACAATATTATCTGACGGTAAGACAGTTAAATCAGTGGCCAACAGAGCGTTATTTTTTGATCCTTCTAAAAAACACTCGTGTACTAATACTACAGATACAAAAGGTAGGTTTAATATAAACATTAATTACGTTTAAAAACCCGCATTAAGAGCTGGTTGTCTTTTCACATTTATATAGTATACTTAAATAAACATTGATATAAGGCTTTTTACTATGTTACAAAAAATAGGATTTCAACCAGGTATTAACAAACAGATCACGGAAACCGGCGCAGAAAGTCAATGGGTAGACTGCGATAATGTTAGATTTAGATACGGTGTACCGGAAAAGATAGGTGGCTGGAACCAATTAGGAGCTCTTAATTCTAATGAATTAACAGGTGCTGGGAGAGGTTTACACCACTTCGTAAATACAGCAGGTAGAAGATATGCCATTATTGGCACTAATAGAATATTATACGCTTTTTCTGGAGACGTTTTTTATGACATACACCCAATTAAAACTACGACAACATTAACAAATGCATTTACTACGACTAACGGATCACCGATAGTTACAATAACTTTTTCAACTGCACATAATATAAATCCAAATGATATAATTTTATTAGATAATTTTACAGCTATAACAGGATCTAATTTTGGGGCATCTGATTTTAATGATAAAAAATTTATGGTGACAACCGTTCCTACTGCCACAACACTAACTATTACAATGCCTTCAAACGAATCAGGGTCCGGGGCAACAACATCAGGAGGTATAAGAGTTCAACATTATTATCCTGTTGGAACAGCTGTCCAAGAAAAAGGTTATGGTTGGGGTTTAGGGACTTATGGTGGTGAGGACACCACTGCAGTAACCACTACTTTAAATGGTGCTATAAATTCTAGCACAACAACAATAGTTTTAACGAGTGCAGTGCAGTTTCCATCTACAGGAACTAGTTTTGTTTTAATAGGAACAGAGATGATACAATACACGGGTGTAAGCGGTAACACTTTAACAGGTGTAACACGAGGTGCTCGAGGAACCACTGCTGCATCTCATAGTGATGGCGTAACTGTTACTAACGGTACAGACTATGGCGCGTGGAACGAACAAACACAGGAAGGTTTAGCTTTAGACCCAGGTATGTGGTCATTAGATAATTTTGGTGACAAAGCGATATGTTTAATACATGATAGCGCTGTTTTTTCTTGGGACTCTAGTTTAGGCAATGCAACAGAAACAAGAGCAACAATCATATCGGGTGCGCCAACTGCATCAAGACACATGGTTGTATCTACACCAGATCGTCACTTAGTATTTTTTGGAACAGAAACAACTATTGGTGATACAACCACACAAGATGATATGTTTATTAGATTCTCTGATCAAGAAGATATAAATACATATACACCTACAGCAACCAACACAGCTGGTACACAAAGACTAGCTGATGGTTCTAAAATTATGGGAGCTATTAGAGGTAGAGATTCAATTTATGTTTGGACTGATACAGCGTTATTTACAATGCGTTTTGTTGGTGCTCCTTTTACTTTTGGTTTTGCACAGGTTGGTACTAACTGTGGACTTGTTGGACAGAATGCATGTGTAGAAGTTGATGGTGCTGCGTATTGGATGTCAGAAAATGGTTTTTTTAGATATGGTGGTAAACTAGAATCATTACCTTGTTTAGTAGAAGACCATGTTTATGATGATATAAATTTAGCATCAGGTAATCAAATGGTGTCCGCAGGTTTAAATAATTTATTTGGAGAAATAATATGGTTTTATCCTTCTTCTACTTCAGATGTAGTTAATAAAATGGTGGCTTATAATTATTTTGATTCGAGTATAAAAAGACCTGTGTGGACAGTTGGAACATTAGCTAGAACTATGTGGAGAGATTCTGCTGTCTTTGGTAAGCCACACGCCTTGGAATATGATGCAAGCACGGATACTTCTTTTGATGTTGTAGGAAACACAGAAGGTAGAACAGCATACTATGAACACGAAACAGGGACCGATCAAAATAAAAATGGAACAATAACTGCAGTGTTATCAAACATATCATCAGGTGATTATGATATTACACAAAGAACTTTAAGAGGTTTGGGTGGTGTTGCAGATTTTAGAGGGGATGGTGAGCACATAATGAAAATTAGAAGATTTGTTCCAGATTTTATATCGCAAACAGGAACGACTAGAATTACATTACAGTTAAAAAATTATCCAAATAGCACACAAGGTAGTTCACCTCTTGGGCCTTTTGATATTACAACATCTACAACTAAAGTTGATACACGTGCAAGAGCCAGAGCAATCTCGTTAAAAATAGAAAACACAGCTGTAGATCAAAGTTGGAAGTTAGGAACATTTAGATTGGATGTGCAACCAGATGGGAGAAGATAATGCCATTAAATAAAAAAGGTAAAAAGATAATGAAGTCTATGAAAAAACAATATGGTAAAAAACGTGGCGAACAAGTTTTTTATGCATCTAAAAATAAGGGTATAATAAAGGGAGTTAAGAAAAAGTAATGGCAAAGATAACACAGATTATAACTAGACCAGCACAAGAGTATGATTACACTGTAGCAGAGGCTCAGGCTAGAGACTTAGACGGTATTGTACAAAAACTCAATACTACATATCAACAAGATTTAAAGGACGAAGTAGAAGCTCAAAACTTCTTTTTAAATTAATGGCCAATAGTTTTATAAATAAAAAAGTAGATTTAACGACAACTGATTTAACTACACTGTACACAGTGCCATCAGCAAGGACTGCTGTAATTAAATCTTTATTGGTATCAAACGATTCAGGGTCTAGTTGTAATATAGATGTTACATTAGTTGATTCATCATCAGCCATATTTAGTTTATTTAAAACCAAAGCAGTAGCTAGTAATACTACAACCGAACTTTTATCACAGCCTCTTATAGTACAGGAAAGTGAGGCAATAAAGGTACAGGCATCTGACGCAAATGAGCTACACGTCATAGCTTCTATATTAGAAATACAGCCAAGAGAGGTAACAACATAATGAAAATATTAAAACCAAAAGAAGTAAAAACCACAATAAAAAACAAAAAAACAGGTGAAATATATGAAAGCGAAGAGGCTTTAAAAGCAGCAAATATCCCAGAAGAAGATGTACAAAGAGATGTAACTGTGGTAATGCCTAGTTTAGATCTATTCGGAGAAACTAAATGATATTAGATCCAACAGATCAAAGAATAAGAGACCAAGGTTTTAATTTTGTACCTTTTGATAGGTTCTTAGCAGCTCCTTTTCAAATGCCTAATATACAAACAACAGACCCTAATACTGGTGTAATGAGTGTTTTACCTAGAAATGTAATGCCAATTGGAGATGAAGGAATCGGTCCTCAAGCTAATTTAGGTTCAGATAGTCGTGGGTTTATAGGTAATTATAAAGGTTTTGATTTTGCTGGCAGATATCCTGATCCTGTAGATCGTGGTATTACTTTAGAAGATTTATCTAGACCAAGCAGCATTGGTGATTTTTCAATTACAGCTGCAGCTGATTTACCAAATCAATCCGGATATATAGAAGAGGCTCCACAAATATTTGAACCTCAAAGACTAAATGCATTTCAAAGAGCATTTGGTAAAACAGTTGATTTTAGTAAAATGGCTAAAGAGGGATTATTATCTGCTGCTTTTGGTGTTCCATTTGCAGGACCAATTATATCTAAAGGATTACAGTCATTATCAAGTAGATTTGAAAGTAGACCTCTTGGAGCTGCTGTTATAGATGAATTTGGTAATGTTTATGATGAAGAGGAGTTAAATAGAATGAATGCATTAGGTGGATATTACACAGAGCCTGCAAGATCAGCTAGAAGAAGAAAATCAAGAATTGAAAATATGTTAGAACGACAAAGATTAGGTAAAAAAATATCTGCTAAAAATTTAGCAGAATTACAAGCACAAGAAAAAGCACAAGAAGCTGCACAACAAGCTGCGTTTGAAGCTGCAATGGCACAAGGACAAGGTTTTTACGATAGTTTAAATAAAGGTAGAGGTGCTAGCGTATCTCGATCATCTAGAGAACAAGCTGGTAGTGGATTTGGTGATGCGTCTGAGTCAGGACCTTTTGCTGATGGTGGTAGAGTCGGATATATGATGGGTGGACTAACAGACCTGGTCGATATTTATGATTGATTATAGGAGAAAAAAACAATAAAAAGGTAAGATTATGGCAATTTCAAGGATGAATATGGAAAGACAATTACGAGCTGGTGGTGGTATCATGACACTTGAAGAGCCAAGACAAAAATATTTTTTAGGAAAACTTGTAAGAAAAGCTAAAAAAGCGGTAAAGAAAGTTGCTAAATCAAAAATAGGTAAGGCTGCAATATTGGGTGCGGGTCTTTATGGATTAGGTGCTTTTGGTGCGGCCGGAGCTCCAGGAAGTGGTGGATTTTTAAATGCTTTAAGAACCGGTGGAATGCAAAATTTTGGTTTAAGTAATTTAGGTAGTGGTTTAAGTAGATTAGCTTTTGGTCTTGAAGGAGCCAAAGGTTTAGCTGGTCAAGGTTTATTAGGAACTGGTGGAGCTTTTTCTGGAAAAAGAGCTCTTCTTACTGGTGGTGCATTAGCAACACTAGCGCCATTTTTAATGAGTGGTGGTGATGAAGAAGAAATAGATGAAGGCACTCCTGTATCTATGGCACAGCCAATAATAGAGGATATTAGACAACAAGCTAGAGATTATTATCAAGACCCTACAAGATCTGCATTATATTTTATGCCTCCTAAATCTGCTGTAAGATTTGGTAGAGCTTTTGCAGGTGGTGGATTAGCTGACATACCAAGAGAAGGATACAGAGTTGGTGGTGGTATATTACAAAAAGCAGGACAAATGATAAAGTCAGGTGTAGGTAAAGTTAAATCATTATTTGATGATGCCGATATAAATTTAAGTATTAGAGATGAAGACGTTATGACAGATGCAGGACTACAAGCACAAGCAACTGGTTTGGATGTTTTTGTTACACCTAAATCCAAAAAAGCAACTAAAGTTATGGAAGATTTAATTGATGAAGGATACAACATTACTAAAGAAGCAGACGGATCTTATTCTGTTAGTTCTATAGATGAAGGAGCTTTAGATATAATTGCTAAAAGATTAAGATTAGGTGGTGATGATATAGAAGATTTTATGAAAAGTTATGAAGCCTACCAAGGCGGTCTTAGAAGCACAGGCTCTGAAGAAGACATGATCTACGAAGCATTGAGACAAAGAAAAGCAGATGGTGGTATTATGGATCTAGGTGGCATGGAAAAAGATTATCGAGAGGGTGGCTTTGTGCCAATAGGTAAAGAAGAAAGAGCGGACGATGTGCCAGCTAGACTTAGCAAGAATGAATTTGTATTTACAGCAGATGCTGTAAGAAACGCAGGTGGAGGCGACATAGACAAAGGCGCTGAAGTTATGCAAAATATGATGGACAACTTAGAAGCAGGTGGTATGATATCTGAAGAGTCTCAGGGTAAAGAAAATCCTGCACAAGCAATGTTCGATCAAGCACAACAATTGGAGAGTAGAATAGCATAATGTCATTACCAGATTATTTAGAATCAACCGCAAAAGATTACGCCCGTCAGTTAACGGCTGCAACTTCTGCACCTATAGATACAAGTAAATTTGTAGGTCGTCAGTTTGTTGCTGGTGAGGATCCACTACAAACACAGGCGATTAATCTTGCAACACAAGGTATTGGTGGTTTTCAACCATTTTTAACTTCAGCTCAACAAGCTATAACACAAGCTGGACAAGATATTGGAGGACTTCAACAGTTCATGGGCACTGGAGCAGGGACCGGGGCTGGATCAATTGCAGCTTTTACATCACCGTTTCAACAACAAGTTATTGATGAATCATTAAGACAATTTGATTTATCAAGAGAAGGTGGTATGCAACAAATTTCAGACCAAGCACTTCAAAGTGGTGCTTTTGGTGGTGGTAGACAAGGTGCACTAGAAGGACAGTTTATGGCTGATACTGCATTGGGTAGAGCAGGACTTGAAGCACAATTAAGAGCACAAGGTTTTGCAGATGCAGCGGCAAGAAGACAAGCAGCATTTGGACAACAACAAGCATTAGCGGCTCAAAGAGCTGGACAAGCACAAAATCAATTTGCATTATCTAATTTTCAACAAGCGGGTAGAGCTGCAGATGTAGCTAATCTAGGTCAGCTTGGTGCATTTAGACAAGGATTAGCACAATCACAATTACAAGCAGATGCACAAGCTGCACAAACTGGAGCTTACGAACCATTCCAAAGGCTTCAACAATATGGAGCTGGTTTAGGTCAACTAGCTGGATTTGGAGCGCAAGCGCCGTTACCAGCATCTGCCCCTAGTCCATTCTCTACAGCTCTAAGTACAGCATTAGGTATCGGCGGATTATTTGCAAAATTTAGGAATTAATTATGAGACCATTAAATAGACCAATGTTTAAAATGGGTGGCCCTATTAAAGAGGGTATTATGGATGGTATGCAAGATAATACTGGAACTGGATTAGTTGGTGATAAAAGATATCCTAAGACAGATGGTAGATCACACCACGTTGCAGTTCTTCCTTTCATAGGAGCTGGTATAAATGCTCTTAGAGTTGCTGGACCAGCCATAGCTAGAGGTTTCAAAGCAGCTAGAGCATTTGGTGCTACTCCAGGTAAATTAGGGTTTTTTGGTAGAGCAAAAGATTTAGCAAGAATTAATAAAGGTATTGGTTTACCCATGGCAAGCCGTCCAGAAAGTATTGGTTTTAGAATAGGTTCTTTTGCAAAACAAAATCCTATTTTAGCATTATCATCACCTAGTTTAGCAACTAGTGCAGTCACAGGTGGTGGACCTCTTGCAATAGAGGCAGCTAAAGGCGTTGCAAACTTTTTAGTACCAGGTGAAAGATTTGATCCGTTTAGAGATAAGATGCCTGAAAAAAAAGAAGGCGATACAACTGAATTAAAAAGAGTTGATGATATAGGGACAGGAGAAGGCACAACAGGCGGCAGTGTTGTTGATGATCCAAAAAAGAAAAAAGAAATTGATGACGCTAGAATAGAAAAAACTAAAAAACGATACTATGAGCTCATGGGTTTAGATAATATGAAAAAAGACGCTGCGTATGACTCATTAATAGATGCAAGTAAAATTGTTCAAGAACAAGGTGCGGATCTTAAAGGTGCTATTAGATCAGGTAGTTTACAGTCTTCTATTATAAACGCTATATCTAAAAATCTAGATAAGTCTGCTGATATTAAACGACAGATAGATGCTGCAATACTTAAAGGTGAAATTACAAAAGATATTGCATCAGCAGATACCACAGACAAAAGATTAAAAGAAGCTAGAATAAAAGCTCTTGATAGAGCAGAAAAACAAGCTGGTGCTTCTGGTCAAATAGCTGCAGTAGTAGCTAAAGATGGAGTTATTAGTGGGAGCCAAACAGCAGCCATATTAAGGGCAGACGGTATTAAGTACGATGGCGTATTACAAGATAAATTATTTAACAATTTCAAAAAAGATAATCCTGCTGCAGATGAAATAGATTTCATGATTGCAAAAGGCGCAGGTCTAGACGATGGTAGATATGTTATCGGTGC